ATACTATAGCACAATTTCTCTTGATACTTCGTTCGATTATTTCAGTTGGAAGCGTGACTCCGCGGCGTTGTAGTTTAGATACCTGTTCGATGATCGTACCTGCCCGTTCAAAGACAGCAGGAATAGGCTCAGCAAAGAACTCGCCATGCGTAAATCCTACTAGTGCACGTAAGGGATAACCTCTAATCGAATTGTCTACGCCATCATAAGAGTAACGTAAGAACTCACCCCTTCCAGGGGTGCTGTCAGAACAATATTCGACATTGATCTTGTACAGTTGTCCAGAGGCACCGGAAAGATTAAAGATAGCACATAGCATTATGGCGTCGAGAACATTATCAGTCTTGGTAAAAACATCATCGCCCACCCGATCACCTTGGTGGGATATCAATTTACGCCCCAGAAGTGAAAAGGCGATCTCATCCACAAGTGACGAGTCAACCTTATTACACATAACATTTATAAAAGAGGTACCCCGTTCACCAGATTGTAATCCGCGGCTTATATAGGCTATTAGGCCAGTTTCCTTCTCATTCAGAAAAGTGTGCTTTCTGGCGTTCACAACATAGTTAACTGCAGCATCGAGGTCGTCCGTAGCGTCTCTCCTAGCCTTTGGGGCGGTATCCGCAGCGGAGCGGTCCTTCATAATTTCGACTGCTTTTAAATATAACTGGACCATCACATTGAGAGTGTGTTCAAGATTATAATCACTGAAATCAAACATAACAGAAGCTCCCGAACGCAGGTCTCTCAACCTCCTGAGGTGATTCGAAATTCTAGTAACTCCACCATGATTAGCAGAATACCAAGTGTCGTCCCTAAGGTTACTTTCAAAGTTATCGAGCACATATGCCTGACTAATATAATTATACAAACCAGTTGTCAAGATGTGGCGCAATTTCCCACTCTCGAACTTCAGCGTACCGACCGACCATTGTATCGCTCGATCCGCCTTGAGCCACATATCTCGTATATGTTTTTCAGGAGTCACAAGCAATGCACCGCGTTTGTTGAGACGTAGTTTTTCCGTCACACCCTCAGTGTTAATCCATTCGGCTGTAGTTCCGGGTGATCCACCAGATGCACCCCAAAACAGACGTTCTGAATACCACCTCTCAAAAGTCCTTAGAGTAACTTTTGGTTTTAAAACCTCAGAAACTGTATGTGTAACAGCTGCCGACAGGAGTTCGTCATATTTCCTCCGATCAAATTTCATAAGGCCAGTTGTGTCCTCGATAAATGGCATTCCACGAATATTAGGATCCACGACGCGCATAACAACCTCATCAGTGAATGAGGCTACATACTTCTCGGATCTGCCCGCTAGCATGTCCATTCCGTACAAGCCGTCGCCCCAACTTCGTCCTTTGTGTGTGGGGACTATTTTGTACAAGTATAGTGGCAAAAAATGTTTCATGCGTCCATTTGTGTGACAATGTTTGAGGTATTTAGCCATGGACAAGAAATCTTTATCGAATAGCCTTGCTTTGCCGGGTAGGCTTGTTGGGTTCAAGCTAACATACCATAGTAGGAGATCACGCCCCGTCTCATCGCAGAAGGTACTGAGTATTAAATTAATAGCAATCACCATTTCCCAGTCATTGTCACTAACTAGGAGGAGATGCTTCATAATCTTTATGTTATCATATCGACGATGTAAACCACGCAAGACGTTCCAGTCAAGTAGTATCTTCCCTCCTGCTCGACCAGAATTCTTCGGATACTTCAAAGTAAGTTGATCGTCGACGTCAGGTGGCAAGACAATGTCCCTGGCAATCTGTGTCGGCAGTCTGAAATCAACGTTTTCATGTAAACCCCATGTAACATGCCCGTTATACAAGAAGATTAGGATGGGGGCGAGTGGACGTAGTCTCTGGCTGAGCACATGCTGTAAGGGCATACTTCCATCATACTCATCATCAACGGTAAACAATGAATAGTGGTATGGTTCAATGAGCGACAGGTAGTGTAGGAAGACATCACGACGTAGTCCATGTTTGAGTTCATTGACATCTTCAGGGTCAGCGTACTGTGGGTAACGTACATCTAGACCTAGAATACACAATACGCGATGAGCACATACGCCAAAAGACCGACCATAGTTATCAAACACCCTGTACTTCTTCGGAGCGAAAGGTGGAGTACCAGAGGAAAAATCACATACTTGTGAGTTATCAAAAAACTCTTGAGTATTAGCCAGCACACGTGCCTGATGACTGAGGACGACGACGTCAGGCACGTCTTCATATTCAGTGTCACGTGCCACTTGTATTTCCAAGGACGTGGGTAACCAGTCATATATAACTGTCGGGCGAGGATGCATGAGAACGTAAGCGGCAGCTGCTTTTTCTTGACTGTCGGGTGGGTAGTTAAGATTATAATAAGTAAACAACCCACTAAAATCAATGAAGAATGTACCATCCCTCATTTTAAAACGATAACCCTTTATCAGGGTCAGAAACCGCACCACTCCGGCATACAAGTGTACTGGACACGTTGTTACCAAAGTCTCGAGTTCGCGGAATGCTAGTTGGGCGGATAAATTATTACTAGCATTCCAAACTAGTTTTCCGCCGATTTACTAGCAGTTACGTAATTCACGTCATTTTTCACAGCTTCACCTTCGATAGTTTTAGAACGAGTGGCAGCCCCAGTCTGATCAGTTATATCGTTGGCAGCACCGTCACTATATAAGACTTGGTCATCCTTAATATCAATACTCTTACCTTTGGAATACTGCGGGGCGAGAGCGGATGGCGGGTAAGGACGGGAGGGCGGGGCACTCGTCGGGCGTTTAGGTTCAGGGCCTGTGTACCTGCTATCGAGTAGTTGCTGCTGTTTGACGTGGTCAATGCCGTACTTATCCAATTCGGGTAGCGGCCCCAATGACCGGTTTTGACGAGATATCTCAACCGCTCGAGCTTGAGTAAAACCGGCGTCAGAGTCATTAGGAACTACGGGTGGGATAGACTTAACTGGAAAACGTCCGTAAACAGGCTTAACCTGAGTCGTGCCCGATGGCTGCGCTGCCTTTGGAGAACTAAACTCTTGGATAGCAGGGTCAGCAACGATAGAACTATACCGGACGCGTTTAGGACTCTGACGATATAGTGACACCCTTTGGTCGCGCTCAGCACGTTCACGTTTAAACCTCTCTTGCTTAGCACGACTTTCAGCTAAGAAAACCTGAAAATCATTATCAAGCTCAGCGGAGCGCCTCTGCTCTAGATCGTAATCATATCCAGATGTGGCCTCTGGGAGAACAATGTCCTCCCATTGCTTGTTGTGCAGCTGAGCGGAGCGGGGGGGAGGTCCCGGATTGAGACCAATTCCATCACGTGATATAGTCGCGTGGTGAATATCCAAATCGGGGACATCCTCAATAACTTCAGGATTGTTGGGCTCATACCGTATATCAACTTCGGCTGCATGAGTGTCGGATGGAGAGAGCCGACGTGTCTGAGACACTAGAGGCTTCTTTGCGATATTGGCGACGCGCGATCCAGGTTTAGCTCGTTTGGCGATGCGATCGGGCATAATCTCAGCAAGTGGAGTTGATGTAGCTGTCGGCATTGTAGTTGAGAAGACCGAGTTGAGATCTGGAGCTTTAGGATCAAAATTAGCATCAACCTGGTAGTCGGGTAATGAATGCGGGACTACTACAATGCCAGAATAAGTATTATCACGCTCGAGAATCAAGGTCGAATACTCTAGCTGGTTTTCCAGCTGACGCCTGTCCTTAGTCGGGTGTATGTAATTAACCATGAGAGACTTATGAGATTCTTGTTTGGCTATAGCGAACCAACGGTCTTTAGTCAAACGATCAACTTGTCCATTTGCTTGAATTCCGAAGGTATTAAGTCTGTTAGTGGCGAAATTGTATTGTGCAATACTCCCAGGTAACAAGTAGTCGGAAAAAGGGGAATTAAGAGCTCCCATCCAGATAGGATTTTGGGCAGCTGGAGCAGTAGGAAACAAATCGAGGCGGTCACCTTGCCAACGCATCAATGAAATATCGACCGGATTGCCCTGGAAACGATACAGATCATTACGCCCTGCAGACGCATAGAACTGGGCGTTGCGCATATAACCCCCGTCGGTCTTCCATAACTCACGTGAAAAGACAGGTGTGTCACGGGCTAACCGAACGCGACTGGCGAAGGATTCGTATGCGGGTATGGGATTAGGGAGATCAGTAGGCCAAGAGATGTGACTGGACGCCATATCTGAATCAAAGTACGGAAGTACCTGGAACGTAGGCATATACTCCATAGCCCATAACTCTAGGTAGTGATTCGAAAAATATGGAGTAAGCCATTCAGCAGTGACGTTATCGAGATATCCCGCTTCAGTTGATCTAACACTCGGCGATGGACAGTAACCGTACTGATGAGCCATTGCATTAGCATGAACTGTTGACCAATCAGTTATCTTATCATAATTGAAGGTACGTAAGATAATATTAATAAACGTCCTGATACGTTGAATGGGCTCATTCTGTGGGCGGTGTTGCCAATGCCGACCTCTCATGGAGAGTGCGTAGGCAGCCCAGTTCATTGAAACTGTCCTAAAGAAACCAGTCAAGGCTGAAGAATGTATAAACTCAATGCCCTTCATATCCATAGCTAACTCAATAGCAGTTGGGACTAAGTTAGGAGTCAAAAAGGAGTCGAGATAAGCGCTTGCGGTATAAGTACGAGGCAAGTAAAGCTGGAAGTGGCCATCACTACATAAATACCTATGATTAGGCACATTAGGAGAAGCACTGGGAGCTGAAGCCGCACAGAAGACGGAGTTTCGGGAAATAGCCAACTCTAAACCGAACTCAAGATGCTCACCGGCACCATGGCGAACGGAAAGTAACCTGAGCAGCGTACTTATCGAGCCAATGTCTGGGCGCTGGTGCACGCTATTGATAATGAGGGCCTGTTGAGCTGGAGTAAACAGAGGAGCAGCTCCGGTGTGTACGAAAATTTCATTCACCCCGTTGTGTTCATGTTTATATCGACCGAGTGGATGCATATACGATGCGCGACCGTCATCTGGGCCATATTTAGCCACTAGCAGATTGTTGGTATTAGTACTATCAATGACGGAGAGTAGTTCAACTAATTCGCCGCTTGATAGGTCACGAGCATCAACAAATTGCTTAGTTCCGGCTCTAAGTCCAGCTTGGGCCGCGTCAGTCCACATTAGATCCTCAGGATTAATTGGTATGGCCCCGGCCGGTATGCCTGCATGGATGAAGGTAATGGCTGCATTGGCACCACCGTTACCAACATGTTCGAGTTGGAGATTAGTAAGCTGTTGCGCTGCCGGGAGAGAGCCATTAAACTGTTGAAGTTCTTGAAACTCACTCTCCAACAAATAACGGGACCAGAGTCTGAACGCGATAGAGCGATAATCAAAATTCCTCATGGCCTGACGCGCGAACGCAGAGAAACGTAGCCCTCTTGGGATATTCTCAGCTTGCCAACCATTAATGATCCGGTCGCCACGTGAGCCAAGGAAACGGACACCTGCTACACGATCCTGAGCCGTCGTGAGTGTCTGTTTATCCGTAGCCCCATTCAGTAGGCCATCAAGATCAGAAAATTCTGCCGACGTTGTACGGGAATTACGAGGTGAAATCCAAGATTTACCTACATAATCGGCATCAACTACGTGCGAGATGGAATCGCGTCGAAAAGTAAACCACCGTATACTATCAAGCACTGCATTGAAAGTCTCCGGAAGGTCAACGACGGATCGCATCCGCGGATAGTGACGTTCATACTCACTAACACGCGAGGACACAATTGTGTCTCGATTGTTACGGAAACCATACTGAACGGAACGATCGAGCATGTTGCTAGAGATACGCTGCGGAGTCCAGTGAGTGGTGATATTTGAAGACTTAGCCTCAGTGGGTACCTGAGTAAGAGTCAACCTAGTACCGCCAAGTGCAGCAATGGGAGAAGACAAAAAGGAATCCTTAATACTATAAGATCCGCCTTCAGCCCATCGGCATCGCCGTAGCATACGTGGTGAGAAGCCAAGTTTAGCTCCAGGAAAGTAAGAACTCTCCACATGCCCGAACTTACGGAATCGATCTTTACGGTAGTACAACTTAAGGAAAGGCGGCAATTTAACCAAGTCTACACGAGAAAACTCTGTAGTCCAAGGCCTAATATTCATATCAAATAATTCGGCAGAAGAGAAACCAACGTCTTTTAAAGCTATCCAAACGCAAGTAGGATTACCTGAAAAGTAGGGAACACGGAAAGAGAGACCGGAGAACAAACTTAGAAGCGAAGGGCTAGCAAGAAAATCCTTGAAGCACCGCACAAGCAAGACAAGACTCAGGAGAGAAAGAATGAGAGGGGCGATAAGCCAAGAGCCACTTGTATTTAACAAGTGCGCACCTTGGCCAATCAAAGGTGCGTGACTACCTACGCGAGTTGTGGGTGGTAGGTAGTTGAGGGTTCTGACGCCGGTCTCACCCATAAAACCGGGCATCAGGTGAATAGACCCCGAGGGGCCAGGAGAGGCGAGGAAGCGCCGGTGTGAATGGCGCATATTCTTGGCTGTCCTCGCCAAGAGATGCTGCACGGCGGCAGCAGTAGGAGCGCGGCCTAACAGTTTCATGGCGGATGGCCGCGCCCACCCGCTCCAGAGCGTCAGATAACAACCACCTTTAAGGGCGGAGGTTGTGGCGTCACACCACCGATTCAAATCTGGTATGGTGTGGTAAGTATGGTCGAGAGGACACTTACTCTTGACCAGGGCGCCGACTTCATTAATCCGGCACTCACACGCGAAGTCAAACGCGTAAGGAGTGGCAAATACGTCGGCCACTGACGACTCCTCTAGAAGTAGAGGGACCATGAGCGTCTCGGAAGACGACGCTCGTTTATAAGCCCTGGTGCAGGCAATAGCAGCTGCGGGCTTGTAGTCAGTGAGTGCTGGGACTACATCCGGGAAAGATGTGTAGCACTCAAATTTCATGGAATGAATGTGTCCACAGGCACACTCGGAGTTACCCGAGAAGAGGGGGCGGCTATCTAGGTTGCCATCCCGTCCGATCATGGTCTGTGTCGCTACTACAGATCGGCCGACGGACGAATCGGCCTCGTTAAGCGGGAGAATAAATTTGGAATCCATCACCCGGGGATGCCGAGTAGACTGGTCCGCGGTCTAAAGCTAGATCACCGTAAGAGACAGTCGTTCCACCTACTAAGGCGCTCCCTCCAGTTCAGGCGACTCATTGTTACTGCTTGGAAAGACACCCCGGATTTACATTCCACAATAAAAATTCATCGTCACCGTCCCTAGAGACCACCCTTCGGCACGTTCTACTACCATAGGTAGTGGCAGCATACGTTAGCAGTGACTAGTAACCCTACCCGGCAGCTAGCCACCACACCCTGCTAAGCAGGAGCTCCTACAGAGGACGGATACCCGCGACGGTACCCTCCGCGATGGATTTGACCCATTTATTATCCCGCCGGGCCCGGGCGGCAATGACAAGCGAGAGTAGTCGTGCTGAGTCGGAAGCGATTCTAACCACGGTTCGCACGTGAGGTGAGAGCTCTGCTTTCCCACTAAAGGGTTCCTCAAACAATAGAGCTATGCAAGCGTTCGGCGTACAAGGCACGCGACTAACTCGACCATATAGATCACACGGTACTCAAGTGCTAGTTTATAGACTTGCCGGTCAAGTAGTAGTTTATAGACTTTGCGGTCAAGTACACAGTTTAAAGACTTGTAGGTCTAAGTGTAGGTACGCTTCTAACCGCCGGATCAATCGATTAGACCTTATCAGTTCGGACCCCATTCTATAAGCCGGGGGCAGCTTACTCCTTCTTACGCTAAGTCATTAACTTAGTTGCTGGTACAGCGAGAGCTTCCGTCCTCATACCTGTTAATTCAGGACTGAACGTACCTAATCCAGTTTAACGCCATGGAACGGGCGACATGCCTCATTTTATTGCTGTCCTCGCCCCGAGGCTTGGGCAAGGATAAAAATGGAGGGGTTGACGGCCCGCCAGCTACCTCGGAATACCGTGTTGAACCAGTAAACCTTCTGCGAGACGACTTCGGCCGGTGGTGAGGTCCTGTAGTTTGTTGACCCACAGGTTTGAACGCCGCTAAGCCCACAGCTCCCTTCACATAGGCCGGGAGTCTAGTCCTAACAACTACCTTTTACACACCCCATACTCACCACACGCTCCGATTCTTTAACGAGTATCGAAACAGAAAACTCGGAAGACCTTTTAACCCGTCTCAGGGGCTGAGGAAAAGCCCATCCCCACGCCCTTCACAGCCTCCCTGGGGGGGGAAGCCGTAAATAGCATAGTTCTGGT